TACATCTTATAATACCTAGATATATGTTTTGAAACATAACTTGCTATAGGTCTAAATAATGGACGTGGTGGCATTGTCTTTTTACCATTTATAGTATTTCTATTTGTACCATACTCAACATACCTAGCAATAATATTAACTTGTACACCACTATTAGGGTATACTTGTTTCTGTTGAAACCCTACAGCTATGAAGTTATTAAACTTCTTGAATATAGTGATATTGTTTTTAAGATACCCAGTGGCTTCCCATGTATTTAAAGAGAAACCCATACGCTTTTTATAAGTTAAATAAGACACAGATAGCGGCGCCCATTTAGTCCCTTTATACCTTTGTGTATCAATAGCACGTTCAAACTCTTTAGCTAGTGTTACAGCCATAAAGATTAGGAAGTCTTTGTAATAAAGACTTCCTAACTCCTTTTGTATACGCTTAGAACCTAATTTAAACATATGCTGTGAAACAGTGATATAAATCCCATCTATATGTTCCATCTCAACAACACTACGTAGTATCTTCATATGATACTCCTATTAGAATTTACGTTTCCTTACTGTCATAGAACCACCACGAACAGCGTCTACTTTCTTATCAAAGTCTTTTCTGAAATCACCTTGACTTAAATAGTTTTTAGGTGCTTTAGGGTCTATCTCATTCCTACCAGTAACAACCATAACTTTACGATATACTTTATCAGGTACAACAAATGTAGAACCTTTTTTCTCTAAGGCAATAACCCTATTTTGCTCTAATGCTTTCTCTTCCTCTGGTGATAACTTCTTAGCATCAATGCCAGAAGAGAACACTATCCAAGCGTAATCACAGAACTTAGCACCTTGACCTTCTAAGAAACCAAATACAGATGCCTTAACATTATTATGCGTTGAATGGAATACTTCATCAGGAACTGTTCTATCACGTTTCATATTCCTAATAAATGCCTCTTCCCTATTAGCAACTACCCACACTAATGACACTTTATAGCCAATAGTTTTACACATTTTAGCAATATTTGTAATCTTAGACTCTTCATCGCCTGTAATATCAAAAATAATATTTGGTAACTTATCAGCCATAATAGATTTAAAGAAAGCTTCCTCACGTTTATCTTTAAGTTTTAAGTCTTTTACTTTTTGATGTAACAAAGAAACGTCATCTGGGTTTTTAAAGTTATAATCACCATTACGTTCATCGTCAAAGACACCACTCTTAGCACCTTTAACATATAACTTCTTTAACTCATCAACATCAAAGATTTTACCTTGTAACATAATAACACTCTTTAATGCTATTCCCTTGCCACTACCTGCTCCACCAGCCATAATAACTGCATGACCAAAGTTAGGATTTACCTTACCATCAAATGTAACTACCTTAGCCTCATTGATAGCACTCTCGTTTAGTTGACTTCGTAAAGACTCTACAATTAAATCACTACTATATCTCATACTAATTTACTAACCTCAATTTATATTAAATCTACCACCACGAATATTTTTATCCTTTTTATCTTTCTTTGGTATTTTATAATCATCAATAACGTCAAAATTATCTATATACTTTTTACCATCTACAGACTCAAAAGTTGTAGACATATTATCCTCTGACTCTTCATAGCCAACATTATTACTTTCTGTATCTGAATAATTTAAACTATCAGCAGAACCATCATTGTCATCATTATCTACAATCTGATTAACATAAGAATCATGCTCATACGTCCTATAATCTGAAGTATTTTCATAGTCAGGACTATACCCATCTTCTAATTGCTTACCCATATACTCAGTATGTCTGGGTCTAACCTCACTACGTTTCAAGAAATGCTCACCATTTAACTCTATCATAGTGAAATCATTCATGCGTTCTGGTGCTAATTTACAAATCCAATATACACCATACACACTATCCAGTTTTTTATCAGTAACCCTAAAGTCAGCTGTAGTTATACCACCAAAATAATACAAACGTATAATAGAATTCTCTTTGACATCTAAAAGTTCTTTAGTCATCCAATCCTTATACATTGGTAAATATACCAATTCAGGACGCTCATCATCTTCTGTATACCAACCTAAATTTTTAAGAACTTTAACTTTAGGTGCATCGTCAAAGATAACAGGCAATCGTATAGCATCGTCCCACATTAGATTTAAGTCTTGATTGAAATCTTGCTTTTCATACCTACAGTTATAAAAATCTACTGTAATTCCTGTATGTAACGCAGATTCCCAAAACATTCTTCTCTGTAACTCAATATCTTCATTTACAATAATAGGATTATTTACACTATGCTGTCTCTCTAACTGATATCGCCAATCTTTACCATATTCATCAGCCATATATTCCCTACCTAGATGATACCAACATAAATTCCTTTACAGAACTAAAACCTTTAGCATTGCCTGTACTCTTAGCAAGTTTATTATCTAATTCTTTATTTTTTAATAACTCATCAAATAAAGTACTAATAACTTTTTCTGCCACAAACTTAAAATCAGTAGAAACGAATTGTAAATCTTCTACCACATCTATATCACATTTAACTTTAAAAGGTTTAAATGTATTTAGTGTAGTTACAGGTGCATCTAGTTCTTGTACTATAATCTGTTTAGCAGTAACAGTTGTCGTACCATTTGTCTTATCTTCAGATGTATAAGTACCATCACACCTTACAATAAGATTAAGCCTAGCATCTAAATCATGATTTTCAACATAATACTCAACATCTAAAGTATATGTACTATCTTTAATCTTATGAACCCTAAACCCTGTCTCAACATTATAAAATTTACCACCTAAAACCCTCTTCAAAGGAGTAAATGTCTTGCTATTACCAATCTTACGTAAATCACCCATTACTGTCTCGTTGATTGTAGATTTTACACCCTCTAAGATAGAGTCATATTTTGTTTTCTTAGTCAAAATTACCATATATTACCACCATAAATGCATGAATAGTCTATCAAAATCATACATTTATATATAACTCAATATAACATAATAAAAAGAGATACCACACGTAGTATCTCTTAATATCATAATATTACAACCTATATATACCCATATCAGCTTTCATTACGTATAAAACTTGTTTTATACTTAGATAGTCATCTTCTTTAATATTAACAAGTAATTCCTTAGCTAAATCATCAGAATCTTTAATGCTATTAACACGAATCATTCTATCTTGTTTAATGCCACTTGAAGATTTAGCATTACCTATCTTAGCAGTAGCAAGAGTCTCACCAAGATATGATTCAAAACCAAAGTAAACTTCAGTATCATCAACACCAAAAACAAAGGAAAGAATAGAATTATATGAACCTTTATATGTAATTGTATAACCCTCTCTATCACCTACAATAGAATACTTTAACTTCCCAATCTTACCACTACCAATGAAACTATCTTTAACTTCTTTAGCTTCTCTTATAGCCTCTATAATTGAATTCATAATTAACTAATAACCTCTCTTATATACATCTTATACACATCTAATCCTAAATCAGAATTAGGTTTAAAACCATACACACTTCTAACAATATCATTATTATGTTTAAGAAGAACAACTAAATCTTCAGGAGTATCACTCTGTAAACTATTCACAGTAATACCTCTCTGAATATAGTTATCTATTAACTTATAAATCTTTATGAAACTATCCCTAAGTAATTCCTTGTTTCTATCGTCTAACTTAGGAATATAGAAACATCTATGAAAATCTTTATTGTAATTAATATTACCAAAAGAAGTACTACAGAACTTCCTCATAAAAGCTAAATATACATCTGATAACATAATCGCAAGGTAAACATAATCACAATCCAATATAAAACTCACATGACTCCCTAAAAACTCTGAGTTCCCCTCATATAATCTAAATGATAAAAAAGAATCATTATCACAAATAAATCTAGGTATACAGAAACAAGACTCTTTAAAACCCCTAGCCTTATATGAAATACTATTCCCATCAACAATATACTCTTTAACAATCTTATATATACTTCCTATATGTGAAACAGAATCTACTGTATTAGCGATTAAGAAATTGCTAATATCAAACACAAAGTAATCACCACACTTAGAGCATATGAAGTCTTGACGAATAGCAAGTATAAAATATTTTTCTAACCATAAATTCTCTTTTAAAATAATATCTCTCTCTTCAATAGAGAATACATGTTCTTTTTCATATACATCAGAACTACCTAAGACGCTAATAGGATTCAAACTAATATCACATTTAGGTCTTACTAAAATATCTACATCAGTATCTAGACCATAAATATTTAAATTATTATATATATGAGTTTTACCATACCTATCAATATAATATTTATCACCAATTCTCTTTTTTGACGAGAAACCTAACACACAACAATAAGTCTCTAAAGACTTAAATTCAAATGTATCATACATAAAATCATAATAGATATGACATCTTGACTTAATATAATTAAAAGTATTATATAAAATAGTGCCATGAACTACACAATCGCTAGACAAAATAGACACTCTAATATCACTATTTTGAATAAATTCAGCAGATTTTATATACCAAAAACAACAAAGGTCTAACCCATCCCTACCTTCAAAGTTGTAAAAGTTATCTTCTATTGTGCGTTTAAGGGCCTTCTTCATATTAGAAGAACCTATGAAAGGTGGATTAGCTACTATGTATGATAACTTGTTCTTAGGTACAACACTACCCCAATCCAATTTTAATGAATCAGCACATGTAATCGTATCGCAAGAAACTAATTTACCACTAAACCTATAATACTCTAGAGAAAGAGATAAACTAGCTATATAAGATGACCTACTATCTAACTCTATCCCATAAAAATTATTAGGCTTAATGTAGTCAATGTATCCACCATCTTTTTGCATACTTAACAATAAATGATATATGTATACTAAGATATTACCACAACCACATGCGGGGTCAAAGAATACTAAACCACCTATATCACTATACACCTTAGTATCTTGCCCTTTAACTCTATCTAATAAATCATTATAGAATAAATAGTCAATAATCCTATGTATATCTTCTTTTTGTGTATAATGAACACCATTACTATGACGATGATTAGCATCTAATAAAGATTGATACACATTCCCAATTAATAAGCAATCATACTCTAAAGAGATAGTATCAAAATAAGACACTATCTCTTCTATATTTAATGAGGTATTAATACTACTATAATCTTTATCGCTAAAATAATGATATAAAATCTCAGCAACACTAACCTCACTACCTTTAATCTTATATTTTGAAGTTAACCACTTTACAATATCTAAAACTACTTCCATCAATTTCCTCTGTTGAAATAAAACTCTTTACCCAATGCTACCATATCCTTTTTAGGAAACTTCCCTACAATTCTATATAATGTAGTCCCATCCTCATCTGAGAAGAACTTCCCAAATTCAAAATATAATACACCCACACTTACTTTATCAGTAATGTACTCCCTCTCTTCCTTAGCACATACTAAATCAATGCATACATCCTTGAAGAACTCAGAAAAACTATCGTGAGAAAGAAAACCCACTGATTGACCATTCTGATAAATGCCATACACAGTCTCAACTGATTCCATATTTAATCCCTCCAATTAGTATACCCATTGACACTCATAAAGACCATTGTCTCTATTGTAATGTTTTAATGCAATTTGTTTGTAGCCTAAATTCTTAGCTACGTTAATTACAGAAACTGTAGCCACTGTTAAGCCAGTAACATATAATACAAGAGTGTCAGATGTCTTAACAATACTATTCATTGCCACTCTCTCTAACTCACCAAAATTGAACATATCTTCAACCTCAGTGAAAACGTATTCATCAACTGGCATTGCATGTCTACCACTGATTAAGCCATAAACATCTGCATCAACCTTTATAGCTTCACAGTCCCAATACCCACAATCATAAATATGAATAAAGTCTTCTACTTCAGCCATATTTAAACCAACAAAATTATTGTACTGATACATACCCTTTTTCATTTTATTTATCTCCTTTACCATAACACACTATTTTAAATCTACTAGATAATGTTGAATCCCATCACCATCCATAGCATGAATTGAATTCTTATGTACCAACTTCCATCTGAAAGTTTTGTACTTTGTAGATTCAATATAATCTAACAACTTACAAACCTCTTCATCAGAGTAATTACCTTTAGTAACTAACTCATTCAAAGAGATTTCATATTTGGAATTATCTTCGACACTAACAGCATAAATTTTAAAGTTTTTCATATCTTTTCTCCTTTTAAATTATCACCCTTACCACACTTATAGTATACCATATCTATACTAAGTTGTAAAGTTTTGTTAAGTTATTTTTTGAAAAAATAAGAGGTATGATATCAACGCATCATACCTCTAAATTATCTAAAGTATATACTCTTATTCAGTTGTCATTACAATATTAATATTGTAAGTCCATGTAACGTCTACCATGTTGAATAGCATCTTCATAACTATTCATTACGATATCAACATGATTATAGTCACCACTACCAATCCTATCACCTACGATGTATGGAACACCATCTAACCACACTTGTGTACCCAAAGGTAAAAAATCAAGTGCAACATATCCTTCTTGAATCCATAAACCATTAGCCATATAGCCAGCTTGCTCATGAGGAGTGTATGCAGTAGTCATTACCATACGTGCATCAGCACTACCTACAAAACCAAAAAGAACACCACAAAATGTTAGAATTGATAATACAGCCTTAATCTTATTAGACATAGATTAAACGGCCCCCTTTCGTTTCGTTATGCTTTTGTTATCCATCATCATTGTAATCGGCTAAAACATGCTCCCTACAACTAAGATAATAAACATACGCTTCACTACTTCTACTTGTTCAGTCGTTATTCTCACTTCTTCATAAGAATAATACACTCATATTATACAACTTTCTAGAAAGAATGTACAACTACTATATATAAAATGTATAACACTAAAAACCTAAAATAACACTCATCTCTTCTATCATAGATAAATATTCAAGATAAGCCTTATACAATTCTGAGTCCTTTGGAATATTATTAGAACCAAAGTATTGAGATAATATGCCCTTAATAATATTTCTTTCCTCAGTTACATATCTAATAAGACATTTTGACACACTTGTTGTACAACTATTAAGACCTTTATGAACTCGAATCTTAACAAATCTATGTTCCCCTAAAGAAATATCTAATGTGCCACTATTAAATAAAAATTTATCACTCTGTCTAATAGGTAAAAGATGTGTACCAATATTAATCTCACCAATACCACCTACGTAGGTAAACTCTCTGCTATATTGAAAGTTACCATTACCACTCACATAGTCTAAAATATTATCACATCTATCAATCTCATATAACATAATAGACGATGCAATTCTGGATAATAGTTCATTACTATCCTTATGTAATTCATTAAATCTATTAGCATTAAGTTCACTATAGCTATACATCTTCTTTATTACCTCTCTCAATAATATCTGATAATGTAGACCAACAACCACCAACAAAAGTTTTAACTTTAGAAGTATCTAACTTCTCTGTAGATATTGGGTGATATTTAAACTCTTCATACTCCCAACACTCCATACCATCACATATCTCTTGACGATAGAAATACCCTTTTGTAGTGAAAATCTTTAAATCTGTAGCTACCTCAGGGGCTCCATACCCACTATCATAATAGTCATGTCTTGCAATTTTACAAAACTCTTCCCAAGACAAACTACCAATACTAGTCGCCACAAATAAAATATCTTTTGTACGCATACCATACTCATGTAGCGTACTAATAAACCCTACAATTAAATGCTTTCGATACAATGAATGATATCTCATAATATAATCTCCTTATATGAAATAAACTATCTACCTAAATAATACCACATACTATAAAGTGTTGTAAAGTAAAAAGAGTGTATGAACAAATCATACACTCAATTAATTAACTTTATTTAGTGACATACCAAGCTAAACAAGATAAAAGCGTTATAACAGTAAAAGACACTAAAATATAAACTATACATTCCCTATTGCTATTAAATTTTTCAGTATCACAAAAGGTAAAAAATGTATACAAAAATGACACAATAAGAAACATAAAAACAATGATAAAAATCATAATCTAACCCCTAAATAATATCTGTATACCAACCATAGATAAAATCATAAATAATAGAATTGTAGCTACAGAAAGAGTGTAATACCATATATTTTTATCAGCAAAATAATCCTGTACAACAGCTAATACTAACACAGTCAATGTCAATACTAATACAAAAGAAACTAACTCCATATAACACCTATATACATAAAAAACGATTAGCATACATAATCGCACGTTTTACATTTTCAAACTTAGTAATATGATTAACACACTCTTGAACATGAACTTGATTATCGGAGAAGAATATAAAATTAATTGCCCACTCTTTAACTATATAGCTAATTGTAATTGTGCTATCTTCATGTACAGACACATCAACATCTGTACATGACATAGGTCTTTCTAACTTAGTACCCTTGACAAAATCTACTACATTTTTACATTGATTATTTAAATCTAGTGTATTGTATTCTTTCTTAAAGAACTTAACCAACTCAATAATATCTTCTTCTGAATGTACTACCATAATATAATCTCCCTTTAAAATTAAATTCCACTATGCTCTAACACAATAGTAAACTCTTTGATAGCATCCTCTACAGTAATAGAATCTAGATACATCAAATCTACTACGTTATGCTCATCACTCAATGTATCATAATGATACATACTAATAATATCTGTAGATAAAAACTCAATATCAAGATGTGTACCATTTACAGCTTCAATAGAAATGAGAATACTCCCAATAGTTGAAGATACAATCCTAACACCACATCTACGATACCACGGATTTGTCTTATCTAAATCATACACAGATTTAATAAACTCTTTAGCATTAGTAATTACATTAGATGCTACTGCATGTCCATCTTCTAACTCAATAAAACTATCAATCGTATCCACCCAACCATCTAACTTAGACTTCTCTTTGAACACCCTTTATCTTCTCCTTTATATCTACATCTCTATACATACTAAAAATAGAATCTATAACAACTGACACATCTCTATAAACAAAACTAGCCATAAACTTTGTCATAAAAGCCTTCAAAGGTATTGTGATATGAATCTCATACCCCTCATATGAACTTAACGACTTAACCCTGACATCAAAACCACTACAAGGCAATACATACGTATAATTATCATCTAAGCATGCATACATAACCATATATGCCAAGTCTCTAAGAGAAATATTGTTATAAATATACGAATCCTCAAACTGTTTATCAAACCCAACTGAATCTAACCCTAAATAATCTAAATAAGGTTCAGACGGATATTCACCATATTCACCCTCTCTACCAATACTAAGCTTAGCTACTATATTGTACTCTCTCAATGAAGTGTTAGACTGATAACACTTCAAGAACTCATCTACCATACATCATCACCTAGAATTCATATCCATTTTTAATTAAATTTCTAAAATCACTATCAAAATAAGGTGTAGCAATTCGATTATGCTTATTACCACTCATCTCACACAAGTAATAACCACTCACACTAGGCTTATATCCAGCACTCTTAGCATAATCAGGGAATACTTGAAAACTAGATTGATAAATATCCCATACTTGACGTGCTACAGGTTTTTTAACAAACTTATTGTGTTCAATCTTAACCCTTGCTCTAGTCATAGGTTTATGCTTATGCTCAAACCAATTTACATCAGCATTAAAGAAATCATACGCACCCTCTGTAGACCTATGTTTATGCAAAATTTGATGTACATATAAGTTATCATTTACGTTAAAGTAAACAATACCCATACAACCTTTATATAGTGATTTATCACCCAGTAAACTAGCAATCATCTCTTCAATAGTGATATATGCATCGTTATAAGCACGTTTAGGGTGATTCCCCTCTACGATACCAATAAGCTGACCACTTTCATATAAAGGTCTAATATCCTCTACTAAAGTATAAATCTGCTCACTACCACTACACCACTCTTCAAGTACATTACCTTTTGAATTCTTAGTTGTTGTATTGGTGCAATCACCACCAAGAATAACTTTACATCTATCACCTAATGATAATAAAAACTTAACAGTATCTTGTAAATACTTTCTATCGTTTAAACCTTGATGTACATCTGATAATACGGCAAGAATTGCCCTATCACCCTCTACTCTACATTTAATAATATGCTGTTCGTAGCTTTTAGTTAATTTATCTAACTGCCCCATCATGTATATCCTTTTAATTATCTTATCCTAAAAAATAGTAGTGTTACTAGTTTATCTAACAACACTACTATTATATACATAAATTATAGCACAATTATAATATAAAACAATATAACTAATTAATTTCTGTAATAGATACTAATTTACCATCTACAAAAGTTAACTCACAAGTTGTATTATTCTCATCCGTCAACGTAGCTACACATTTACCATTAGAATGAACTTCTACATCCTGTGCAAAATTATATACCTTACCATTATACGTAAAAGAACTCATACCATACCCCTATAAGAAATCAAATGAATCATCCATACTAGCAAACGCACTTTCAACACTAGCAAGACCATCTCCACCAAAACTACTATTCATACCATCTTCTGACATGAACACATAAGCCTCACCATCTGCATACACAGTTACTGGGTCATACATTGTTTGACCAGCACGATTTTTTAATATCTGTACCTGTGCAGATTTTCTAGCTTTCAAATCTTCTGATGTGTACGTAGTAAATACCCTAGCACTACCACGCTCTAACTCATTCGCATCTGCTAAACAAGTAATATCATACCTACCATCATTCCGACTTGCTTTCTGCCAAGAACTACGATTAATCTGTGCTAACAATATCATTGTTAACTGACGTACTTCCTCAGTACCATCCTCTTTAATCTCTTTCTTGAAATTCTGTGCTAACCGTCTAAAGAATGTTACATAGCTGTTAATCTGTGAGTTAGCATCATATGTAACACCTTGACCACTAAATTTACATAATTGAATATAGTCTACGATAACACAATCAAGTTTACCACCTAACTTATCATCTACTTTTTCAATCACACTAGAAATCTCACCAAAAGAGAAAGTCTTGAAATCTGACTCATCTAAGATGATAACCTTACCACGCTTACGTGTATTTCCCTCATCGTCAATGTAATCATTCTTTAAATCTGGTTCTACCTCATTAAAGATAAAATCTTCCTCATCAGTTGTCATTGTACCCCAACGCATCTTAGCATGTGATACAAAATTATATCGTTGGAATTTAGTGCTATAACTATGACATGATAACAAGTTCCAATTAATATCCTCTTTAGGAGTCTCTAGTGATAGGTAACAGATATTATACCCTAACTCATAAGCGTTAAGATGTGCTATGTTTAATGACATCGTTGTATTATGTGTTACATACCCATTTAAACAATATGTAGGAGAACCATCAACTGTTAAATCATACATATAGCACTCAGACTGTTCAATATCTGTAACAGTATTCCATGTTAACTCAGCATTAACATACTCTTCAATATCCGCATTACGTATAGCAACTGACTCTTCACTGCCAGTATATTCATCATGTATTGAAGATAAAGAGAAACTATTGCTAACACCACTATATGTTTCAATCCCCACTGCTTCAATAAAACGCATTAATGAGATAGAACCTCTAATAAATAACTTATTATTAACTAATACTGTAGAAATACCCATTGCAGATAATAATCGACTTACAGAATACGCTTTATTAACATCGATGAAATACATAAATGTTTTTATAAATATATCTCCACCCTTAACAACATACCCTATATGACTAAATAATTCACTAATAAAAGACTTCCAACACTCAACACTCTCAGTATAAAGTTTATCATCAAAACTTTCTTGTGTTTTAGCTACCAACTCAGCACTGTGTACCCATGAAGAAATATCACCACAAGTAACATCATGTGTAGATTCTTTTAATGACTGTACAATTCTATCACCACATTTAAGATTTTGTGCTTCAACCCACTCTAAACCATTATCAGTTAAAACCCTAAATCTATGTACAGGTGATGTCTCAATAGGGATACCTCCTATATAAATGATATATGAATTCTTAACACCTTCATCATGTACTGCTACAAGTTTACGCATACCAAATTCAGACTGTACCATCAAGTCACTATGTACACCAATATTATAAATCTCTTTCATTGTTAAAAGACCTCTATTAGTATACACACGTTCATTTTCTGATACGCATTTGTATTGGGACGTAAAACCAGCAATCGTTGTTACAGTTCCAGGACTCATACCACCGATTTTATCATCAATCTCTGGTATCCCTGTAACTAACCCTACAGGACGTAACTTCTTATTATCATACTCTTGCTTAGAATCTATTTCAATATTAATGTCTTTAGCTTTATTTCTATTAGACAATGAAGTTAACTTAGTAAACTCTTGTGCAATATCATCTGTAATACCATCACTCTTTACTTTAGCATTTAACTCATCTAACCGATTAGCAATATATTTATTAACCCTCTTATCAATCAGATTAAAAATATATACCCTAAAATCATTGATACCAATCTCTTCTGCTATACGTAAATCATCCTCTACTGGATATTCACTAAACATCTTAACAAACAAACCAAGACTAGGTGTTTCACCACTCACTTCATAGGACTTAATGATGAAATCCATAAACTTACGTTCTACATCGCTAAGAACACCATCAATCTTAAATTGTTTCTTATAATTATCAGCTTCCTCTTCAAAGATTCTAAGATAATCCACATAATAAGGGTCTGACTTAGATAGACATGAATATATTACGTTTCTCATTAAACCACTCCCTTATCAATATAAATCAGAAACATTGTTAGAAGTCTCTGCAACCTCTTCTGTCTTAACACTTTTACGCTTTTTAGTAGTCGACTTAACAGTCTTTGTTTCACTACTAAACAAGTTTGGCATGTCTTTATTTAAATCAATAATAGTAAAACTATCACCTGACTTAAATAAATCATAGATAGATTTATAACCATCCCTATCTAACATATCAGATGTGAAACCATGAAAATATAACCAATTTACTTTGTTAGGTAACATACAACGATTGGTAATCACTGTACCAACTACACTAGCATTACGTGTAGGAATCATCTCACGATTGATATATACACACAATACACGTTCTGTAATATCCTGTAGTGAATACATCTTATCCTCATCCATTAAATGAGTATTTTCACTACCTCTATTACCCCAAAAGATATCATGCAACTGCATCATACTACAATAGTAATACGATTGTAATGTTTCAAACCGACTTAACATAGCTAAGAATAACTCACGATGAATATCATGACTTCCAATAAATAAAATATTCTTACCCATATCAATCTCTGACAACTGTTTAGATAATATATCTATACGTTTACCATATGATACCCTATCTGCTTTAAATTTATCTACATCTATTAGATTTTTATAATGCAGAATAAAATTCTTAGTATGAAAGTTTTTATCATAAATTACACGTCCATATCTATCCACTTTATTTAATCTCCTCTTAAAATAAAAAGTATTTGTACATATTATAACACAAAATCGAATGTTACACATATACAAATACTTAATTATCTAATCAATCCATCGAATTGTTTGTTCGCCTGTGTAACCTTTTTCCCATACGTACCAACAATAGCACACAGCACTACCACCTAAAGACCTATCATCATTACGATATGAATTTGTACGTTTTCTGAACACATACATATACTTTAAAGGATACGCATCAAATAAAGGTTTACGTTTTTGACTCTCTAAAAACTGTACTTTAAGAAAAGCACAAAGTTTACCACCCTCTTTTAAAATACTCATACCATGTGATACATGCTCCATAGCGTATTTATATGGTGGGTTCATTACGATATCACCATCAATTTGAGTATTATCAGATAAGAAGTCTTTTGTATAACCAAAACCCCTATCGATTAAATCATACGCATCAACCTCATGCCCATGAGAAAGCAATACATTAGCAATATTACCATTGCCACAACTAGGCTCAGTAACTTTATGCTGTAAATCTACATAACGCAACAAGTCCTCAACAGCACTAGGCTCTGTTGAATAGAAATCATGTTCTTCCCTAGCATCCTTACTATGAGAACTAGCGGCTAACATCTTAAAAATGTAATCTTTACTTGCCATTACAACACCTTTCAGTTGCATATGTACACAACATATGCACCAACGAAACAAATACTAAATATGATACCATACACAATTAATAAATGCATGAACCCCTTAGAAAATATTATATCATTCCTTAATACCCTAAACAATAATTGAATCATAACATATAGAAACAACACTGTTGGTATGATTAAGACAAAACCACCTATAATACTTAACGATAAGCTATTCAACGATATCACCATCTAACCCAACGGTCTGTGTAGGAACTTCTACATCTTCTGCTGTATTTAGTACAGAATTAAGTTCTTCCTCTTTTGTTTCAATCACTTGACGCTCCATTAACAAGAAATTCAAAACCTCAAAACTCACAATGCAATCATTAATTTGTTTCTTCATTGCATTTGTATCTGTATCACTTAAATTATCAATTTTAGATAATAATTGTTTTGAAACCTTAATTCTCTCTTCTAATGTACTGATTTGTGCTGTAATCAATTCAACTGACATATTAACCCTCCACATATACAATATCTGTATTAACATTATCTTTATACTTATTACACATTAAAGGAATCTTTGTTTTATCTTTGTTATCTATATCCATATAACAAAAACCATTGCAACCCTTAACAATAATATATTTAACATCATCCCTGTTAACAAAAGAAATGATATCACCAACAAATAACAATCTACCATTACTATCTAACACACCAGTAGACTGCCTAATCGTATTATAATCAATCTCTACCCT